CGCGTTGCAAAGGATACAACTCCGAGGTGGACAGCACGCAAAGGATTGCCACACCCGACAGCGTCGTGTTGCGGATTGCGCCGAGCACATCGCGCACATCCTCGGCTTTCGTTCTCGCCGTGGGATAATCATTACGAGCCGCCCTGCAATACACCCGAATCCGCTGGTGGTCAATCGCCTTCACACCATCGCCGAAGGTGTAGTCGGGACCGACACCAGAGTCCTCGTACAGCGTGACACACGCATCGGGGTCAGACGGCATACGGGCAAGAAAAATGTTGGTCGCCAAAGTGCCTTGCCCTTGTGTTTGGAGGTAGGTGCCCAACGCATCAAGAATCGCCATCAGTCGCTCTCCTCGTTCTCGCTGTAGTCAGAATCCAGCCACGGCGGGACGGCACCGCTACGGCGCAGAATGTACCCGACGAGCAACTTGATGCGTTGCCCAAGACGGTCACGAGCATCCGCAACAGGGTCCTCAAGATACTTCGCTTTCCGTCCTGGGGCGTGGCGGAACTTCAGATTTTCGTGCTGAACCCATGCGTAATCAACAGCACCGCCACCATACGAAATCTCCACCGCCGCTTTCTTGCCAACCTGATACGGCTCATGCACCATCCCCGAACCTGAGAGGATTCCCTGCCTGAACGGCACCTGCCGTTTGGACTCCGCAAGAATCACTTGGGCTTCCGCATACAGGGCTTCCTTGGTCGCATCAAGCACCTTCTTGTCCCCCGCGTGCAGGATTGCCGCAACATCGCGCAATCCCGTCACTTCAATGTGCATCAACTTTTTGCTCACGAGTATGTGACCGTGGTGTGGTGGGTTCCCGTGTCATCGTTGTGCACCTGCACCGTCAGTATCAACGGAATCGTGTTGTCGGGTAACACGATTTTGGAATCGGTGGTAATCGTCGGCGTACCGTAGAAAATGATGGTGCCTCGGCTGACAACGGTGCGATTGTCCATCGTTTTTACGACATCGTCCGATGGTTGGATACGGCACTTCACCGCTGTACCCGACGCCGAAAAAGAAAGTTTGCCGTAGGCGTCAGTAGCGGTCTTGGCAAAAATCGTGACCGTAGACGGCATCAAATCCAAAAATGCGGCTTCTATTGTCACGGCTCATCCTGTCAGTGGACGAAGCGGAGGCGTCGTCGTGGAAGTACCGAGATTCCTGTCCATCCCAATGTAGAAGTCAAACTCGCCGTCAAAAGTTTCGGTGTCAAAGTTGACCGATGGGGGCGCCGCACGAACAGCCAACACCCGCAACGATGCCGCACGCTCCATAAAAGTTTTAGCCTGCGCCCCATACTGACTAGAAATGGACAAATCCCCAACCGAACGCGAAAGGTCAGCCTTCGCCGAATACTTACCGCTGATGGCGTCACACGCGAACGCGGCAGACAGATAGGCGTCCGAGTTCCATTCCGTCAACAAGAAAGCAATCTCTTCGTTTGACACCTGTTGATTGTTCGTGTCAGTGTCACCACAAAGAAAACGAACCTTGTCGTTCGCCGAGTTGGACGGATTACCAGAGTACGACCAAGTCACGGCTTACCCCTCGGATTCATCACGCTTACGGCTCTTACGAACCGTGCGTGGCTTATCCTCCTCCACAACGACAACCTGTGCCTGCTCAACCACGCGCTCAACCACGGGTTGCGGTCGCGAAACAATCGCATCAGCCACCTCAACCAGATAACGCCCACCGATGAGCGAACGAAGATTACGCCACTTCGCGGCATCCACCAACGACCCAGCAGGAATCACCGTGCCATCACCCTTCGGGATTGGCTTCAACACTTTGTATGCCATGTTTCCTCCGTTTTCAAGGACACAACGGTCACTTCAACCGAGGTGCTATTACTTGCGATACACCACAACCGTAGTCGCACTCGCCACACGGGCAAGGAACGAACCGTTCGTGTTCGCCGCAACTGCCGCAGAACCCTGAATCGTCAAATCGGTGTTCACCGTCAGCGTCAAGCCGTGCGTAGCCGCCGCAAGATTCACAACCAGAAACTCAACCGTGGTTCCAACCGTTGCACCAGTCAAGGCGATGATGGTAGCCGCAGTCGGCAACTGAATGTTACGAGCCTCGGTCGGCGTAGCGGTGATGATTCGGCTCGTTACGACATTTGCCGCACTTGCCGCCATTGAACCGCCGTCAGCGATGTCGGCGATGCTACGAATGTGCTTGAACTGACCAGTAACACTCAGGTCGCCAGACACCGTCGCATCGTCACCAACCGTCAGGTCGTCGCCAGCAATAAGGTCGTCCTTCGCCTCAACATCCTGCGTAGCAGTCAACTTACCTGCAACCGCCTCGCCCTTAGTGATGAGATTTGTCATGTGCTGTTCCTATCAGGCTACGCAAGCGCTCAAGAAGTAGCCGAGGTCTGACCCGATGACCTTCATGTCAAACGAGAGTTCGGCTTCAATGCGGTCAGCCTTGAACTGCTCCATGCGGATGCGGCTCGTGCCAATCGTCTGCCCGAGACCCTGCGACACGCCAGTCCACGACATCACATAGCCACCCGAAGGCTGGAGAAGTCCAGCGGACGGAGCCGAGTAGGTGAGGAGGGCGTTCTTGCCGTGCGTGAAGTCGTAAGCGGCGGTGCCACCTTCGTTGTTCGTCGCCTTGACAGCCTTCGCCACCATGACACGCGGGATGTCAAACAGGCTCGCCATCAACTCTGCGGTCAATGTCTGCGCCGATGTGTACTTGATGCGGTCCACCAAGTCGGGGTGATTCTTCAGTTGACGGAATACCTCGTAGCCGAGGACGAGAGTGTTCGGCTCGTAGCCCGTGGTTGAGAGGATTTCCGCCTTGCCCTCCTCAACATCGTTGAGCGGGTCGGACGAGGTGTAGTCGCTCCAGAGGTTGGACGGGGTCACATCGGTACCCCACACGCCAGTCGTGAAGAAGGTGGAAACGAACTGCGTCTCCATCTTCAGCATCAGACGGCTGGTGACGAACTCTGCGGCTTCGCGGTCCACCTGAATCGGGGCATCCGCGTTGGCGCGAGTCTGGTCACCGATGTCCTTGTGGAAGGCGAACACATCACACTGGTACGAATCGGTTGACAGCCCGTAGCCGCCGCCTGCCGACTCGGTCGCATCGGCGCGACGCTGTGCTTCGTCACGGAACCAGTCGTTCTTCGTGTAGGTGAAGAACTTGTCCGACTGCTTGGAAACGGGAACAATCGGGAACACGCGGCTCGCGATGAAGTTTGCCTGCTGTTGCATGTAGGCGACGCTGATGTTCGTCAGAATCGCATCAACATGGACTTGTGAGGATGTTGGCTGTGGCATGGTTGTTCTCCTGTTGTGAGATTTCTATTAGGCGGCTCGGTGCGGGTTAGCGCAGTTCACGACTGCCGTGAGCACTTCGTTGTCTGCACCAGACGCGAGGATTACTGTTCCGACCACGAAGTTCGTGGTGTCGGTTCCTGGGGTCTTTGCGCCAGCCTTGCCAGCGGCGGTCGTGCCGATGAGGGTTCCCTCATCCAACGAAGCCGAGCCAATGACCTTGGTGCCACCAACGACCACGATTGCCGCCTCTTCACCGCTCTCAGGCGTGTTCTGGAGAACGCCAATCGGCTTGTCTGTCAGCGCTGAGCAGAGAACTGCCTGCCCCGATGAGTTGACCTTGACGAAGAAATACTGCTTCGCCGACAGGTCCGCTCCCGCTGGGAGTGTGATTCGTAGGGCGTAGCCCGCTACTTCGTATGCCATGAGTGTGCTCCTTGGTTATTGCTCGTTGCGGTAAGCCGCATAGAGGTCTGGATTCTTGTGGATGATTCCCGCAACCGCCTGTTCAACGGTGGCGAACTCGCCCGCCGTGTGGGCGGCTTTGGCAAGTGCCTGCACCTTTGCGAAGGCACTGCTCTCATCGGGGCGACTACCGCGACCGATTTCGGTGAAGATTGCGGCGCTTTCGGCTTGTGCGTTCACAGCCTCCAAAGCCTTCTCCACCTGCTCGGCGAGCGAGGCGTCGGTGTCGGTCAGGCGACGGAGCGCAGGACCGAACTCTTGGGCGTTGACGGTCAAGTGCGACCAGCCCGCGGCTTTCTTGACGAACTCTTCGTCGCGACGGGAATCACGCTCTTTGCGGAGTTCCTCGGTCGCCTTTGCGGCGGCATCTTCTGCCTTTTTCAACATCTCGCGAACAGGCTCGGGGAGCGACTTGACGAGAGCCTTGTAGGTCATCTCCTCGTCCTCTTCCTCTTCCTCCTCTTCCTCTTTGGCGGCGTCCATCTTCTCTTGGATGAAGTCGGGCATCTTCTTCTTCGCCTTCTCTGCCGTCTCGGTCATTTCGGCGACGAGTTTCTCGGAAGCCGCGAGCGACTTCTCCAACTCAACGATGCGGTCAATGTACGCCTCTTCCAGCGTCGGCTCCATCTCTTGGGCTGTGGTCTCGGTGTTCTCTGACACGGTTGCCTCCGTTGTGGTTCCTGCGTTCTTCATTACTATCCAGCCTTCGTCAAGATGAGCGGGGTGGTCTACACCGCTCGTCTCAAGAACTTTCAGTGCCACCATTTTTCGCTGTTTCTTGCTCAAGTGGTTGCTCCAAATCTGGACAGATGTGAGTGTAGAACAGCGGTCGCATCAGCCGTACCGTCAAGGGCGGTTTAGTAGTGGCTGGATTTGGAACGCTTCACCAACCCGTCACCATACGCCTCGGCAATCTCCACCAAATCATCCACGAGAGACAACCGCTCATCGTCATCCTCCACACCTTCGCATCGCTCCAAGATGGCTTGGCGCAACAACAAACCGTAGGACACCGAACTCGTCATGCTCAACAAATCCTTGGCTTCCTCATTCTCGGTCATCTGCTCCATCACCACCATCGCCCGATTGAACCGTTGCTCACTGCGATGACGCAAATACAACAACACCCCGAGCACGACGAACACCGTCAATACCGAGACGGTTGAACCAAGCACAAAGTACAGCCCGCTAGACATGCGAGCGATGATACAGCAGGCGCTAAGCCCGAACCTTCTTTACACGCCTTTGGGTTCGCATCTCCCCACGCTCCGCAACCGCCCGCGCCTCGTCCGCGTGCCCGCGAACCTCATACTTCCCGTGCCCCGTCTTGCGGAACAGGTGCGGGTTCTCTCGGACGAACTTCCCAACCGTTGAGGTCGGCAGGGTGAACTGTTCGGCGAGCATCGCCACCGTCACCTCTTTGGCGAAGTGTTCTTCTTGCTTCGCATAGAACAGCAGTTGGTCGGTGCCCTCAAACGGGACGACCGAGACATGCTCGGGCAGGGCGTTGCGTCCGCTGGAGTATCCAGCCTCGCCGCCGACGATGTGATACGAACCGTCGCGGTTCACGCCCAAGAACACGAACCTGCCTTTCGGTTCCCTGCTCCAGTAGACGGTGTCTCCTCGGGTCAATGTCATGTGGTCTCCTCTCTCCACAACTACAGTCTAGCGGATGCCTGTACCACAAAACGGGCTACGACACCAAAAACGGCGCTCTGCAAAAATAAAACCCTTGCCACGCTTGGCTCAAAACTTTTACAAAAAATAAGTTGCGACGATTTTACGAAGAGAGATAACCTGGGGAAGTTTCGTCCTCAAACTCCTCCAACGCCTGCACATTAGCCCTCGCGCTCGCGACACGCGCCTGCAAGATTGCCCGCGTATCCGTCTTGTTGTACCGCCCACCAAGAATCTGACGCGAGGTTGCCTTACCGCTCTCAAACGCCTCAAGCGAATCCTCTTCTGTCTTTAGTTGTTCGCGTGAAGCCTTCAAGTCAGAACCGCGGAAACGAGCCACACCATCATCACCGCGTTTGATTTGAGCCTTGCTCGTCTCAACATTCAACTTGTAGGTTGGCTTGTCCTTCAGACCGCGCAACGCGCCTGCTTCTCTTCGGTTTGCCTCTTGAGAAACCCTTGAAACCTCATCCACCATGCGCCCCACCCGCTCAAACTCGGGGGTTCCCTCCACGGTCTCGGGAAACTCTTGAGCAATCTTGGCGCTGATGGCATCCCTTTTCGCTTGTAGGTCGCTGATGGCTTTTTCCTGTTTGTCAATGATGTTTTGATACTGTCGCATCCGCCCTTCGTCACCAGCCCCCGCCCTCAACTGACTGTCTGTTGCGTTCTGTAGGGTTTCTTTAGCCTCATCTATTTTGCGGTCAACAGAACGGCGCTCATCAGCCAACTTGTGGTATCGGGTGTTCCGTGGACCCATTCGCCCCAACCCACCTTCACGCCTCTTGTCGCTTTCCGCCCATAGCGCCCGCAGATTCGCCTCAATCCGAGCCTGTTGTTCTGGAGTCCGTTTAGGCATCTTGGGAAGATTGGCAAATGTTTCATCAGAAACAACCGTGGTGACGCCAGGATACTTTTTCCCTTTCCCACCTTTCTGATGCCCTTTCCAACGCTGTTCCGCCGCGTACCTGCCTGCCGCGCTACGGTCGCCACCAAAAGAGGCTTTGCTAATCGCATCGGTCAACAAGACGCCCGTGTATCCGCCCACCTCGCGCACACCACCAGCCTTGTCCACCTCCTGCTCAACCAACTTCCACTGGTCATCGGGGATGTGGCTCAACAACCGTTCCCGAATCTGAGCAAGGAGCATCTCGTCAGCCAAACGCATCAGACCATTATCCTTTCTTCCTCTTGATACCCATTTCATCACTGTAGTCAAGTGCGGCTTCCAGCACCTCCATGATGGGCATGTCAATCACCTTCACCCTCATCTTGACATCACCCGTCTTTCCATCCTTCAAGTCCTGAAACACTTTCCCCGCCCAACGATGATGACCGTCAATCACATAGCCGTCACGCGAAATGAAGATGACCGCCGAATCATCATCCAAAATCTTCTGCCCTTTCGGAGTCAAAAAGAACGACACCGTCTTACCTTTCAACTCGCTCTGCGACGCCTTCAACTGTGAAGCGGGAACCTCCATCTCCTTCGTCTCCACACCACCCTTCGCCAACTTCTCAATCAAACCCTTAGAGATGTCCACATTGCCCTCCTCGTCAATACGAGCCAACTTGTCCGCCTTACCACCCTCCTCGGGGATGCCCGACAACTGAGGCATCTCCGCACGAGGCACACCATCGGGATACTTGTCCGTCGCCACCGAAGCACCACAAAAAAGGTTCGTCCCTGGGACTGAGATTTGGCAGAAGTTCAGATTCTTCGCCTTCTCCCCAGTTTTCTTCTCCACCTCTTTCACATAGTCCGCCATCTTTTCAATGATGGTGACGGCATCTTGCGGGGAATCCATTTCCACGAGATTGCCTTTGGCTATCTCCTCGTAAGCCTCCTCAACGGTGCTCACTCGGACGATTTCGCGACGGCTCTTCGGGTCCCACCGCACGGGCGAACCCAACCGCTCGCTCGTGCCCTCGGGGAGCGGTGACTGCGCCGCGCCTGCGCCTGCGGCTTGCGGTTCTTGTTTCTGGTGACCTTTCCAGCGTTGCTGAGCCGCGTATCTCCCCGCGGCTGACCTGTCACCGCCGAAACCTTGAGCGGCTTTTGCAATCGCATCATGCAATACCACCCTCGCGGACCCTCCAACTGACTTGATAGAACCAGCCACTTCCACCTCGGCTACCACCTGTTTCCACAAAGCGTCGGGCAAACCCCATAACACCCCTGCCCTAAGGTCGTCAAGGACGCTGAGTTCACCCTTGGACAGTTTGGAACCGCAACCGCAATCGCATGTCATAACGGCGTGAACCAATCTTTATTGCGCTCAAGGAACTCTTCGGGCAGATACGAACAGCATCCAGCCGCTTCAGTATCCAACGGCAACCGCGACCAGTACTCAGGGCGTTCCAGCGCCGCGGCGTAACACAGCCGACTTTCGGCGCTTTCCAAATAGCCGAACTTGGCGATTTCGGATTCACTCAATCCAGCCAAAACCATGTCGGCAATGTGTGTGCACATCTCGTAGTCATTCGGTTCAATCATGTCAACCTCTTTCTGCATCCTGCACTGCTTCTTGAACCGCCTCTCGGTCCAACGCTTTCGGGTCTGTCTGTGACTGCTTGGAATCATTCCGTTTAGAAATAAATCGGTCGTACAGCACCTTGTTCAGAATCTTGATGCCACCACTCGGCTTGTACTCAAAGATTTTCTCTGGCGGGCGACGCGAGCCGTCATCGTTCTTGTTGGTGTCAATGACCGTTGCCGAATCCAAGTTGCCTTTCTCCAAATAAACAGGGAAGTTCTCGGACACCTTGATGTGTGCGTTACGGAGATGCTCGGTCGGCACCTTACGCCCGCTTTCCAAACCTCTCTTGTATGCACGAGCCTCCGCTTCGTTCGTATCACAGGTGTAGGCAATCATGTGCACCTCAGAAGCACCGTTATCGCGATACGACGCAAGTTTTCCGAGTGCTTTCTCTACACCGTTGTCCATCGTACCATCAACGACAACATCCCTACCAGATTTGATGGCGGTTGTGACC